AGCACATCGACCGCGTTGGGCAGTGGCGCAGCCTTATCTACACGGGCGCCGAGCCGGAGTATCAGATGATCACGAGCGAGGATGGGCTGAACGATTTGCTAGACCGGGTCGGCACGGGGCTGGCTGCGCTTGACTTCGAGACCACCGGCCTGCGCCCCGCCGAAAGCGAGGTCAGGCTGGCGCAGATCTGCAACGACGACGTGTGGGCGGTCGTGGATTTCTGGGCTTTGCCGGGCAAGACCTTTTCCGCCTACGCCGAATGGTTTGAAGACGCCACATGGATCGCGTTCAACGCCGGGTTTGAATACCAGTGGTTCGACGCCGCCGACGCACCTCACGTCAAGGTGATCGAGGTCGCGCACGCCCGTCGCGCCCGGATGGGCGGCGATCAGATGTCGCTGGCGCAGATGCTGAAGGTCGACCTCAAGCACGAGATGCCCAAAGGGCAGCAGGTGTCGAACTGGGCAGCGCCGGAGCTGACAGCCGAGCAGCTCCAGTACGCCGCAGACGACGCCCTGTGGACGTGGCGTCTGTGGCAGCACTGGCAGGCCCAGCTCGACGAGTACCCCCCTGCACGGGCCGCGCAGGCGATGCTCGACGACCTGATCGTGCCGGTCCACGAGATGCGCGAGACCGGGCTGCTGCTGGATCAGGCGCGCCACCGTGATCTGGTCGCGGTGTGGGAGCAGAAGCGCGACATATTCGAGAGCAACATCCGCTCGCTGGTCAGCGAGAAGGAGGTCGAGAACATACAGTCGCGCAAGCAGTGGAGCGACTACTTCGCCGCGATCCTGCCAGACGAGTACCTCGCGGCGTGGCCGAGAACCGAGAAGACCGGCCAGCTCGAGATCAAGACCTCGACCTGCAAAGAGATGGCGTCGAAGGCGGGCGGCGAGGGTCCGCTGGCCGAGGTGTTGTTCAGCATCGCCGACCTCACGACGGTCAACCAGTATTTATCCAACTTCGGCAACAAGCTGATCAACATGGCGCAGCAGGCAAACGACGGCAGGCTGCACCCCAGCTATAACATCGCCCGCGCCGTCACCGGAAGGTTCTCCAGCAGCTCGCCGAACGCGCAGCAGTTCCCGCGCGATCGCGAGCTGCTCGGCGACTACACGAGCGTCAGGCTGTCGTTCATCGCGCCACCCGGCAAGCGGCTGGTCAGCCTTGATTACAGCGGTATCGAGCTCAAGGTTCTGGCCCTGCTCGCAGAGGACGACCCGCTCCTGTACGACTGCGTCCACGGCGACCTGCACAGCGAGGTCGGCTCGTACATGGCCGGGTACAAGATCGACAAGAAGACGCCGGAGGGCAAGGAGATCCGGTCGCGCGCCAAGGGCGTCTCGTTTGGGATCATCTACGGGTCGGGGTCGCTGGGCCTGTCGGGCACCCTACGCACCAGCGTAAGCCGCGCGCAGGAGCTGATCGACTTCTGGGCCGACCGCTACCCCAAGGCGTTCAACCTGCGGAACGTGATGATGAACCAAGCCCTCGACGACGGCTACCTCCGCATGGTCGACGGCGGCACGATCTACCTCGGCAAGAAACCTGAGCTTCCAAAGTGCGCGAATTATCCGGTGCAGCGCGCCGCCCTGTCCGTCATGGCGCGCGCTATTATCCGGCACCGGGCCCGTCTGGAAGAGGCCGCCGATCAGGGGCGTCACCTCGGGACCCGCATGGCCGCGACCATCCACGACGCCCTGATCGACGAGGCCCTGATCGATGACGCGCCGGAGGCGCTGCAGTGGATGAAGGAAGACATGATCGCGGGCTACCTCGACATCTTCCCGGGCGCGCCGACCGATGCTCTGGTCGAGGGCGGCACGGGCCCGTCGTGGGGTGAGCTGGAAGACGAGGAGGTGTAGCCCTTGACAGATGCTGATCAGCATCTTATCTCATGGGCACACACCACAGGAGACTTCGACCATGACCCACCCGCACCTGATCGCCGATCCCGTCGCTGCTCACCAGTTCGCATTCGCCGGGCGCGCCCGCTTCACCCTCGTCTCGAAGGCCACCGGCAAGCGGTACACCTACCGCATCGCCGAGGCCAAGGACGGCGGCATGTATTTCGCCAGCCTGCTGGTCGGGCAGAACAACGAGCAGGACTATGAGTATCTCGGGTTCATCAAAAATGATCTCGGCGCCCTGATCGCTGGCCGCAAGGGCAACCCCGAGCACCCAGCGTATCGGGCGCTCGACTGGGCGCTGCGCCAGTTTGCGGCAGACAAGATGCCGGAGCAGCTCGAGTTCTGGCACGAGGGCCGCTGCGCCCGCTGTGCCAAAGTCCTGACCGATCCGGCATCCATCGAAGCGGGCTTCGGCCCCGAATGCATCCAGCACGTTTGAGGAGGTACCCATGCCTTTTGACTTCACCACCGCCATCGCCAAACTCGAGCTTAGCAGCGGCACCGACCGCCCGGATCTGGACGGGCTGCGCGCTTGCTACCCTGAGCTGGGCTTCGTGTTCGACCTGCTGGAAGATACGCTGACTGAAAACGAGCGCATCTTTATTGACTACCGCGACGAACGTCGTGAGGTCGAGCGCGAGTACCAGCAGCACATCGACGAGCTGGAGGTGCGTATTCACGACCTGCGCCTGACGCTGGATCAGGTGCGGGTGTTGACCGCAGATGCAGAGATTAACCAGATCATTGAGGATGCGCTGTGAGCGACCTTGTCAACCACCCACCGCACTACACCCGACACCCGTCGGGTGTAGAGTGTATCGAGATTACCGAGCACATGGGCTTCTGCCTCGGCAACGCGATCAAGTACATCTGGCGCGCCGACCTGAAGCATGACGCCATTGAAGATCTGCGGAAGGCGCGGTGGTACATCGACCGCGAGATCGCACGGAGGGAAAATGCCAGCACATAAGCACGACCACCCGAACAGCCACGCCGTGGCTCAGCGGTCATACCACCAGCGCCAGCTCGACAAAGGGTTGGTGCGGCTGTCTGTGTATGTTCCTGACAGCGAGCGCGACGCCTTCTGGGACGCGGTCGACAGGTTACGGGATCAGTGGATTCGCAAGGGCCTGATCGATTAGGGGCAGGCGCTGTCCATCTGCGACAGCAGCACCTGACCGGTCATCAATGACTGGTCGCCACCGTCCGCCAGCAGGGCCCGCGCATGCTCGGCGCGGGCCTTCTTCGTGCCGTCACAGATCGCGACGTCGCTCCCGATCGGCATAAAGCTGCAGCCACTCGCGAGCAGCAGCAGGGTCGTCGCCATGTATTTCTGCATCATCGATGGCATCCCGTGTGTCCCGATATGCCTCCAGAGCCTCTGTGCGGGCCCGTGAGGCCTCGTCCTGCCTGCCCTGCAGGTATGCCCATGCAACGGCGCCTGCGGCTGCCAGCGCCGCCCACAGCCACAGGCGCAGTCGACGGATCATTTGCGCTTGCCTCCGCCCTTGGGCTTCTTCTTTCCGTACATCAGATCACCCCCTCTCTCAGGTTACCCAGCCGCGCTTCTTGGCCGTGGCATAAGCTGCTTCGGTTACCGCGCCGACCGTGGCTGCCGCCACAATCACGACGTCTGGGTCGCCGGCCAGCGCGCTGCCTGCCTCCAACCCGATGACCGCGCCGACGATATAGCGCAGCGTGATGCGTATGATGGGGCCTGTCATGCCGGACCTCCTCGTCCTAATCCCAGCCGCCGGAACAGTCCGGTCAGCGCGTCAGCCACAGGGTTGCGGACCTGCGGCTCGCCCCGAGCATACCACGTCGGGACGTCAAATGCAGGACACCCCTTGCCGGGGTCGACTTCGTTGTGGCCAATCACCTTCATCGGGCGGCCCGCGAGCTGCTGGATCTCGCGGATAGCTTCGCGCAGGGCGCGATCCTGCGCGGGCGTGAAGTGATCTTCGAAGCGGTCCGTCCGCAGGCCCCACCGAAGATCCGGCCAGCGACCGCCGACCAAGGCGAGGTGGATGCAGTTGGTGTTCCAGCCGCGCGCGCCAGCGCCGGTCTCTTCCCACACGTCGCCGTCCCGGTCGAGGTCACGCCCCTTTGCGCGGTCGCCCCAGTAGCCAAACACCATCGCGTAGGCGATGTCAGACCACCCTCGGTCCCGCGTATGCCAAAGTCTGACCTCGGCGACCGCCTGCGCGGCGCTCTTGGTTTCGCCCCAGCTCGGCGTCGTAGCGAGGCAGTGGATCATGATGGTGTCTTTGTGCGCCGGTATCATGTGTCAGATCCCCTTGTGGCTCTCAATCAGGCGGTCGAGCTTTCCGTCCAGCGACTCTAGGCGGGCGATCACGCGGTTGATGTCGGCATGGACCTCGGCCTTGGTCACGTACTCTTTGGCGATCTCTTCGCGCGTCCTGTTTAGCAAGATGTTTAGGCGTTTTACTTCCTCGACATAGGCGCGGATGATCCAGCCGAGCAGGCCGAGGACGAACGTCAGGACGCCGCTCCACAGTACGGACAGCTCCATCATTTCGACCTCTCAGATCGGTACCCCGACGCGTAGGCCGCCCGGGCTTGGGCCTCTGCCTGCTGCTTCGTGGGGTAAATCTTGCCGCCCTTTCCCCACTGCCATCCGCCCTTGACCCTACGCACCGGCATCCTTCTGCACCCGTCAGGCCAGCAGAACGTCGAGCGTCAGCGGCAATAGGGGAAACAACGCAGTCATGGCCAATGCTCGTCATTTGTCGGATCCTCGGGGGCAGGGTCAGCATCCAGCAGGGCCCAAGCCGCAGCGCGCATTGACGCCAGCCAATCAACGCCCGCCATATAGAGCTCCAAGACTTGCTCATTTGACAGGCCGTGCGTCGTGCCTTCGCGGTCGCGGAACGGGAACGTGGCTTCGGTGTTGCTCGCCGCCATTGCAATCTGCGCTGCCGTTGCCAAGGCGGTCAGGTCGGCCTGCACAACCGGCGACCCGCTCACCGGAACGTCACCGATGCCCGGCACAGCAATCGTAGTGCCCGCAAAAATTCGCAGGTCGCGTTCTGCAATAACCCGCGAGGTCCACGCCGCGTAAATTTCCTCGGGCGTAGGCTCGGGTGCTTCCGGTTCCGGCTCTGGGTCAATCACGGCCCATGCGCCATCGACCCACCTCGCCCTCTGCCCTTCCGTCAGGTCGGGCGGTGCGGTTTCAACAGCGCCGCCGGGGATCAGCCACTTGCCGGGTTCAAGTGGAGATGGGTCGGCACGAACAGGCCCGGTGAAAAATCCCTCGGCGTCGGTCTGGTAAACGATTTTCATGGTGCGACCTCAGTATTTGATGCATGCAAGAAGGGCGATGTTGCGGGGGCGTGTCTCCGTGCCTCCTGTAGGGGTAGACTCATATGTATCGCTATAAGCCTTGAGGGTATGCCAACCAGCGCCGTACCCGCCGTTAGTAAAGAAATTTCCAGCAAAGTGCGTGTGCGACTTAAACTCGTCCGCCTGAGCTGAGCCAAACGCGCGCCCGCTATCAACGCTGCGACCATCATCCCAACCGCGCGCAAACTCGCCGCGCAGGTCTGGCAGGGCGAAAGTCGTGGATCCGTCACCCGCTCCAAACGGAAACACAGTCACCGTAATATCCAAGGCGGTCGCCGTGGCGGCTTGCGACAGGGTAATCTGCGTGCCGCTGTCCACGCTGCTAATCGTGGTGCCGGTCGGGATGCCTGCGCCTTCGACCCCCATGCCAGCGCCCAGAAGTGACGTGTCGTCCAGTGTAACGGTCGTGCTGGTGTTGGTTGTGTCTGCGGTTTCGTCGGTGAAGGTGATCGCGGCCAGCAAGTTGGCGTATGTCGTTCGTGACACGGCTGCGCCGTTGGCCTTTAGGTAGCCGGTGGGCGCTGTGATGCCTGCGTGCCAGAGGATCGACCCTGCGGGCGATCCGCCGCCGCCGACGCCTCCCCACGCGGTGCCGTCCCAGCCCTCAAAAGCTGCGTCGTCCTCGTTGTACCTGAGCGCGGCGATCCCAGCCCCCGGGCTGCCGCGCTCTGCGGTCGTGCCGCGCGGGATGCCGAGGTAGCTCGAGGCCGTGAACTCCCACACTCCGCTCGCCGTCCAGTCGCCAGTCAGAGCACCGCCTGTGCCGACTGTCAGTGCTTGGATGTCGGCGCTGATGGGGGCGAGGATTTGAATGTCCGCGCTGTCGCCAGCCACGGTGCTGACGTCGGCGCTGATGCCAGCG